CAATTGGCCTTGCCTCCTTCTGTCATGCCTTGGGCTGACCTTGTGGTTGACTTCTTACGCGCCAAGCAGCACGCCAGCGCCGGGTATATTCAACCATTGCGGGAATTTGTAACCTTGAGACTTGCAGAGCCATGGAAAGCAACCAACCATGTTGACGTTGAAAAGGTGGTAGTCAAAGACTATGAGCCGGGCGGTGAATGGGCCGATGAGGCAACGCGCTTTTTGACCGTTGATGTTCAGGCCTATCTCGAAGAATTTTGGGCTGTTTGCCGCTCATGGTCGAAAACCGGCGAAAGCCGCCTCATATCTTTCCAGCGCTTAACCTCCTTTGATGACATTGAGCAAATGAGGCAAAAATATAACGTAGCACCTCAAAGGACATTCCTTGATGTAGGCTATCAGCGCGCCCGCGTATTAGCTGAGTGTGGTCGATACGGCTGGATGGGTATGCGCGGAGAAGACACGGTTGATTATGCGCACAACGTCAATGGTCATCAAGTAAGGCGCATGTTTAGCAAGCCGACACGCGTGAGCGCAACCGGCAGGACGGCGCCGCCTGTTTTTCGTTGGTCCAATCCAACAACCAAAGACGTTTTACATTTGCTTAAAAGCGGTAAGTCTCACGCTTGGGACGTGTGCCCGCTTGGAGACATGGCCGACGAATACGCCAAGCAAATTGACAGCGAACGCAAAAAAGAGGTTTTAGACAAACATGGGCGCACCACGTTGCGGTGGATGAGCTTTCGAGCAAACCATGCTTGGGATTGCGAATTGATGCAGGTTGTCGCGGCGTCTATTGCAAAACTATTTCAGACAGGGGAATAAATAAAAAAACATAGCTAACAAGTTGGGCGGCAGCGTTTAGGCGTTGCCGCTTTTTTGTGCATATACCAAAAGCGAACGTTTCAAAGCCTATAAGGTAAATGGCAAGTGACATCACCGCTTTTTTAAAACTGCAATCAGACGCTTGGTTGCTGACGCTCAAGGACCGCGTTGCAGACGCAATTCTTGCCGGCAGTGTAACCGTCTCTTTTTCTAATGCTTCGCAAAGTGGTAGCCAGGAATTAGTTCTACCAACCGATGAACTTGCCAGCCAGTTAACCACCGTTTTAATTGATAAATCATTGGTAACCGGCACCAAACCCGCCCGAATGACTTTCGCACGATTTGCCAGATGAGCAACATCCTTGACCATCGCGGCAACCCGATTGCCACCGATAGCGCGCCCAAAAAACGCGCAACAATTAACAGCCATTATCGAGGCACTGAAAGCAACCGCTTTAGGACTTCATTGCCTTATGTCGCCGCCGATGTTAACCAAACCTTAAACCGTGGCACCAGGCGCCGCTTGATGGCGTTTTCAAGGTGGCTTTATAGCAACAACGGAATGGTAAGGGGCGCCGTCAATGACGTTTCGCGTTATGCGTTGGGCGCTGGTTTGCAACCGCAAAGCCAGAGCGAACAATCAAAAGAGTATGAACAATATTTTTCTGAGTGGTCAAAGGTTTGTGATGTAGCCGGGCAATTTACTTTCAGCCAAATGCAGCGCATGGCTTCCATCCGTATGGACGTTGATGGCGACATTGGTTTCCTGATGGTAGGACGGCAAGACGCTTTCCCACAATTACAGCTCATTGAAAGCCACAACATTCTAAGCCAAGATTTGAAATGGAGTGACACCGGGCATGATGGCGTAAAGGTAAGCGCCAGCGGACGACCTACCGCTTACAACATCAAAGACGGCGACGACTACAAGTCAATCTCTGCAAACAATTTTATTTTAGTTTATGACCCCGACAGAGTCGCACAACTTCGCGGCGTCAGCGCATTAGCGCACGCCATCGACCATGTGCGCGATGCAACCGACATCCTAGAATTTGAGAAGGTTGGCGTCAAAATGAATTCGGCCGTTGGGATGGCTGTAACCAGTCAAGGAGGTATAGCCGACGATGGCACCAGTCTAATTGAAAGCGGTTACACTGCCGCCGACACTGGCACAGTTCCTTTTTCGACCTTCCAGCCCGGCATGGTGCCGCGCCTAAAGCCAGGCGAATCAATAGAAAGTTTTGCAAGCAATAAACCATCGCCAGCCTTTGCTGGATTTTTGGAATACTTATTGCGTGATGTCGCTTTAGGGCTTGGCGTTCCTTACGAATTTATTGTTGAACCATCGAAGCAGGGGACCGCATCGCGGTTTATTTTAGAAAAAGCGGCAAGAAGATTTGAAGAACGCCAAGCCCTCTTAACTGCCCGGTTTTGTGACCGCGTTTATGGATGGGTAATTGCTCGCGGAATTAAGCGCGGCGACTTACCAGCAACCAATGATTGGTGGCGCGTCCGGTGGCAGGCACCCAAGAAAATCACTGTTGATTTAGGGCGCGAATCTAAGGCCAATCAAGACGCCATCAAAATGGGCTTGCGCACCATGCGCGAAGACACCGGCGAACGCGGACATGACTGGCAAGAAGTGCGCGACCAAGTGGAAGCCGAAGCAAGCGACTTACTAGCCCGCGCTTCCAAGCTTGCCGACACTTACAACGTTTCAATGGAAACCGCCTTGCACCTTTTAAGCCAGAGAACGCCAAACCCAATTTTCCATGACAGCGAAACTGACGCATAAATTAAACAATGAATGTTGGGCTATCTTGCCCGACTATCACCGCGCCCTTGCTTCACAATTGGAGGCATACGAGGATGACCTTCTAGGGCCATACGAACCGCCACAACCGGCGCAAGTTGACGGCGTTGCCATTGTCCATATCCATGGCGCGGTTGGCAAAATGTTAACGTCTTTAGAGCGCGCTTTCGGGATGACCGATTATGACGAAATTGCCGCGCAACTTGCAGACGCGGATGCTAACCCAAACGTCAATTCAATCCTTTTACACATCGACTCGCCAGGCGGCACCATTACCGGCTTGCCTGAATTGGCGGCAAAGATTCGCGATGTCAGCAAGCCAGTTGTGGCTTATACCGAAGGCACTGCCGCAAGCGCCGCCTATTGGGTAGCAAGCCAAGCGGACAACGTCATTTTGAGTGAAAGCGCCGAAGTGGGAAGCATTGGCGTTTATGTCGCTTTACTAGACCAAAGCGCCGCACTTGAGGAAGCCGGCTATAAAATCAATGCAATCAGCGCCGGGGAAAACAAACTTGATTATGCAGACTTCAAACCTCTTAGCGATGAAGCCCGGGAGCGTCTGCAATCCAACGTGACCAAGTGGCACGACCGATTCAAAGCAGACATCAACATCAAGCGCGATGTGCCTGAAAGCAGCATGACGGGACAGGTTTACGAAGGGCTTGAAGGAATACAGGCCGGCCTTGCTGACGCGGTAGTGAACGATTTAAACGATGTCATTTCATTAATGGTTAACCTTTAAAATACACATGAAAACAATCCTAGACCTAGTAAAAGCAAACGTTGAATTGAACACGCTGTCATCAAAACTTGATGACGCTGTAAAAGCCAACGAAACAGCCAACACGCGCCTTGAAGAATTGAGCGCGCAACATGCGGAAGAATCCGCAAAGCTTGGCGCCCAACACGCCGAAGAAATCGCAAGCCTGGAATCTAAAATCCAAGTGCTTGAAGAAACCAATTTACTTCTTGAGGAGAAACAAACGAGCGCTGACGAAAAGGCCGTAGAAATTGCGGCAAGTGTCGGCGTTGAATCACCCGTTGAGGAAGCCAAACCAGAGCCGACGCAGGAAGCGAGCATCGAGGCATTGTGGAACCAATACAACGCAATCGAAGGCAAGCAAGAGCGGCGCGCTTTTTACGTTAACAACATAAAAGAAAGAATATAACAAATGGCAAACACCTTGGGGGGCATTAATTTAGCCCAAATTTCCGAGCAAAGTCTCGACTATCTCTCAACTCAATTTCATCCATTGCGCGCTTTTGCTCGCGATTTCAGCGATGACATCAGCGGACAAGGCGAATCTGTTACGACTCGCGTGCCTTCGTCAATGACCGCAAGCGACTTGTCAGCCGGTTACGGCGCAAGTGACGTCACATCAACGGCGAAAACTGTAACGCTTAATAAGTTTAAAGGTTACTCCATGGCCTTCACTGATATGGAAGTTTCAAAAGCCGGCAATT